CGGGACCTTAAGGCTTTGAAAGTTGAACACCGGAAACTCGCTAAACTGCATGATTCGGTATCAACGGACTAATCCCCTTTCCTTAGCCCACTTCATTGGTGGGCCTAGGTGAGTGGACTTAACGAACTAAACGAGGAGCACTGTTATGCGAAACACGAAACAGATTGAACTAAAAATTTCCCAACATTTAGTTTGCGCTCTTGTCAATGCAGATGAGTCGGGTCTTGAACCTGAGGATATCAAGGCCATTGATGATGCGATTGAGGCTTATGGACCTGTCTTCCATGTTTACTGCCCGAGTGAAACGGAGACTACCTTTGAGCTCTGTGACTTAACTGGACTCGCTGGAGATTGCCTAACCTGCACCGTTGAAGTCAGCGACAAGTAATAACCTTCCATTGAACCGGAGCTCTTTAACCGGAGCTCTATCTTGAGTGGATTATTTTAAAGCCAATAAACAGGAGAGAGAGATGAAAAAATATTCAATCCCACAAACCCCGGACGGTTTGAGACACTTTACTTCAGTGAGTCCCTTTGATTATTCGGCGGTTCTTACGGTGGTTTGTCACTCGTTGCAGTCAGACACTCCGTTTAAGGACGCGCCAAAGCCCTATGTGGTGGGGAGTATTCCACGCATAGCACTGGACGATATCAGACCAGGGGATCTTTATCATTCCGCTGGTTTTGATTATCGGATTGAGAGCATTGAGGACAATTTATTTATTAACGTGGTTTGTATTAACTAGGAGATAAGACAATGAGTGAAGCGAATATAGACAAAAGAAAATATTAAGGAATCACTTAAGGATATCCGAGGTGAAGCATGACCCTAAACAAGACCTGTACTTGTGGCGCAGTACTCACCACTAAGGGAGTGAAGCGCCTGGGCCTGCAAGATTGGCCGACGAAGACCCAGCTTTTAGGAAACTGCCGGGATTGTGGCAGTACAGCTGTGCTAGCCAAGAGAGTAAAGCGCCTTTGTTTATTGCCGATAAGAGATGTTAAGGAGCGTGTATCATGAGTGAACAAAGAAGCAATTTTATAGTCCGGTGGCTTGAATCTGGGCACTGGACATCCGAGACATTTAAGGTGGCACTGTGGGGAGTCCTATTTATATCGAGTGTTTATTTTGTGCGCCACGTTTTGCCGGGGATTTACGAGCGCTGGACTATCGAGCGTGCTGAAAGCGCAAGGATTGCTGAGATTTCTAGAGAGAGAGACCGGCTTTATGAGCGCAATAAACTTATGGTCCTTGAGGCTAAAAAAGAATTAGTGAATGAACACGCCCGGTTTTGTGAGGAGACCTCAACGAGTCGGGAGATGATGCTAGATTGTTTAAACAAAGTAAAAATACAAGGAGAGTGAACAATGAAAAAAACAGTTTTATTTTTATCGTTATTAGTTTTAGGAGCTTGTGGCTCAGACGGTGATGGTGGTGGAGGTAGCGCTCAGTGCACTAAGACCATCCAGAGTGAGTGGACGGCTACGAGTGTTAATTTCACAGCCGATCTTAGAGACGTGCAGCTTGGAGTGACGGGGAACTACTTTATTGTGTTTGGTGGTGGAGAGACTTGTGAACTCACAGGCCAGATTGTGGGCGGTGCTTGCAGTGGGGAGATCCAGATCACTGGTTCGACTTATGCCGGTGGCGGTAGTGGTGACCCAGGCTGCGCGGCACTCGTTGAAACAAGTAGCTATGAGATTGTCGATACGACCATGACTGCCTGTGATGTCAATGATGCTTCAGATTGTTTGGTGTATCAGTGAGAAAGTTAGCGCTTGGGGTAGCCATGCCTTGCCAGGTCTTCAAAGAGCCATTTTTCTTTGACAGCCTCTTTCGTGGTGGGTTTTTCACCGCGAGAGGCCTTATCAAGCATCGACTCATAGACCTTCATATGGTCAATGCTGTTTGGATCAACTCCCTCTTTGCGATAGTCGTCCTCACCCTTGTGCCAGCGCTTAGAGAGATCAAGGGCGATCGAAGAGTAGAGGTTCTTGGGTCCATACCAGATTTTATCGGTAAGAGAGATGCCGCCTTTTTTTTGAGCCAGCTCAAGCTGCTCTTGCCGGCGCCGTGCCCAGCGCTGCATTTCATCGTGCCAAGAATTGGGGTCGTTTTTAACCGGGTCCATACAAAGGAGATTTTATAATGCTTAAGAAAGTTTTAATAGCCCTTTCTATTATTTTTAATATTTTCGTGCTCGGAGTGATTGTGTCTTACCACTACGATTGGCTTGACGGCCACCACGGGGAGCCACCGCAAGAAAGCACTCGGAGCTTAAGCCATGAGTAAGTTTAAGATGCTCACTGCCAGTGAAGAGGAAAAGCTAAGAGAGAGCCTAAAGTTTTGCTCGCCCCGAGACCGACTCATTGTCAAGATCCTTCTCGACTATGGTCCAAGGGGAGCGGAGTTAAGAGAGATTTTACGCTCTGATATCGATCTTGAGGCTCAGACCATCACTATCGGTGGCAAGAAAGGCTCAGAATCCCGCCAATTTCCGATTCTCCCGGCGCTTTTAGAAGAACTTGAGGCTTATGTTAGGTCTCTGGATATCGCCCCACACGAGCCAATTTTCGAGCTCTCAGCCAGTGGCCTTAAAAAAGTATGGTATCGGGTGAGACCCTGCTTAAAAGGGGTGCACTCTTTGCGCCACACTTTCGCGGTGAATCTGTACCGGAGAACTCGGGATATTCGCATGGTGCAAGTCTGCTTGGGGCACCGCTCCATTCAGAACACTCTTGTGTACGCCCAGTTTGTGGACTCAACAGAGAGAATCCGGGAGATTTTCTTGCCAGGAGAGAGTCATGTCAGCTAAGAGCCTCTCCATGTCCCCAACTGCGCATAAGGCTAAGGCCAACTCCCTTGGTGAGTTTATTAAAGAGGTAAGACAGACCCGAGACTGGTTCCAGGCTGATCTTGCTAAGGCCTGCGGGGTTGACCAAAGCTACATCTCCATGGTGGAGAATGGAAGGTGGTCAAAGCCACCCCTTGATACAGTGAGAAAGATTTACAAGAACGTGCTCACCAACGAGGAGAAAGCCCAGCTCATGCTCGTGCTCTACTCCCTTATGGATGAGTATGTAGAGAGCCCCTAGCTTCGTCCCCTAAAGTTAGCTCCCCAATAAGCAATGAGAGCCGCGTCTATCATGCCATCATGGGGGGTTGAGCATCGTTCACTTCTTAAAAATTTTTCACCCGGAAAAAGTCTTGAAGCCACAACTTGTGCCATCTTCTTAGTGTCCTTGGTGTTTCTTTTTCCAGATTTGGTGATCTTATACTGCGGGGTCTCGCCTTTAAAGATCGCTTTTTGCCACTCAGTGGGCTTTACAAACTCTTGTGGCGCTGGGGCCAGAGTCGCCGCATCAATGGCCATTTGATAACTTCTCCCGAAGGAAAATGTGGCACCAGCGGCTGAGCCCCTAATGGCCTGCACTCTTTCAATGAGAATTAAGTCCACTCTAATACACAGAGATTGCAGTCTTTTGTTAAGAGATCTGAAGCAAAGCTCCTTTGTGGCCCCGACCTTTGGAAAAGTCTCGGCCAGTAAAAGTGTGGTGTCCTCCACAATGGCGAATGCTCCATCTTTTCCTGGGTCAATACCGATAACTTTCAAGCTCGCTTCTCCATGAGTTTTTACTCATACTACTGACTTGACTGTGGGCTGGCAATGCTATTTGATTAGAAATATGGCAGTAAGACCCCAGCTTCCAATCCGAGTGGCTCTTGAGACCAGACATCGTTGGTTTCGAATTAAGAATGTCTATGGTTATGACGCAAGTGGAGAGATCCGCTACCTTGTTGAAAAGCATTTAAGAAATCTTGAGCGGCGGTTGGAAAAAGAAAACCCAGGTCTGAGAGAAAAGGTGATGAATGATGCCCGAGGGAATGGAAGCGATTGATCTAACCAAGTTTTATTGGCTGATCGGCGCATTGGTGGTGATGAATGTGGGATCTATTGGTTCAATGGCTGTGGCGGCTTTTCGAGTTATTTGGTTTGTCTCAAAGCTCGATAGTCGCATCGAAGCCAACAGAAAAGATGTCAACAATGCCCATGAAAAAATCCGAGGGATTGAATCAAAACTCTATGAACTTCAATGATCTTATCGACTACATAATTGATGCCCACGAGGGTGGCCTTGTTGATCATAAGGATGACCCCGGTGGGCTCACAAAATATGGCATCAGTCAGCGTGCTTTCCCAGAGCTTGACATCAGAGGGCTCACCAAAGAGCAGGCCAAAGAGATTTATCGTCTGCATTATTGGCAAAAGATAAGAGGAGAGGAGCTTCCCGGGCAATTAAAGCTCATCACATTGGACGCTGCCATTAACCAGGGTGTGGACCGAGCGGCAAAGCTTTTACAAAAAGCCTGTGGTGTTAAGGTTGATGGCATCATTGGGCCAAAGACTCTTGAGGCTTTAAAAACCACCCAATCCATGTTTGTTTTAAGCAAGTATGCTGAGCTTAGGCTTTTACACTACCAGGGGCTCCCCACCTGGGGAGTTTTCGGCAAAGGTTGGTCAAGAAGGCTTTTAGATGTGGCTGTGCTTTCGGCTTTTGTGAATGAAAATCGAGGCGAGACTCTTCCTTGAGGCTCACTCCTCGGGGGTTTAAACCTTGCCTCGGATTTTAGCATGGTGCTCCATTAAATCAAACACCAAGCTCCGTTAGTTTTTCTTTTAATAGATCAAGGGCTGTGAGGAAATCATCGTCTTTTCTTAGCACGAGAATGTTTTTGTTATCGGTCAGAAGGTTTTTTGCGATCATGAGGAGATCTCTGTGTTCTTTAAGCCGCTCCTCGTAAATCTGAATGACTTCTCTTAAATAGTCGATCTCTTCTTGGTCTTCACCGTTCACTTAATATTCTCCCAAGCGTCTCTGAACATATCAGCTAAAAATCTCGTGTCATCTGTCGGGTGGTGGTCGTCCAAGTGATCGGCCCATAGATCAATGAGCTTTTCAACAGGCATGACTTTATTAGAAAGCCAAGAGAAAGGAGTTGGAAGTCTTTTCGTGGCATAGACTTGCTCAGCGCATTGGTTTTGAGTGAGGTTTGATTTCTTAAAGAATCTCCAGTTGATTGCACCTGCAAGAAGTTCAATATCAAACAGGAGGACCAGGGGCCAGAGATACCACTTGTTAATAGCTCTTAAGTAGCAGTTCCAAACTTTAGGCCCTGTGATGTCTGGGAGTTTTGGCGCGTAGCTGTAGCCGTTTTTGCCGTGATTAAACTTTGTAGCACCATTCTGCCTTGAATTATTTGCCAGCAAGAAAAGCCTTTTCGCATGACCCTTCGCCATGCGCCACAATTGTTTCTTGTCCCACAACCCACAGGCCATAATATAGGGTTTATACATGTCGCGTGAACCACGGTCCCAGTCTCCAGCGTCTAGCTCTGGATTGGGGTGCCTAAGCAAGATGCCAGGATGGGGTTGAAAAAGAGATAGGTTTCTGTGAACGTCACTTGTGTTTCTCTCTAGAGCATTCAGCCATTTTACTTGCTTGGCCTCACTCATAAGCCCAAGGGCAATCCAATAGCGAGACTCTTTGTGGCAGCAATCACCACCGTCTCGGCCCACTATTTTGTCTATGAGGTTCCAGTCATCGAGGTATCTAGTCAGGTCCATCTCATCCCACTTTTCTTGGTCGGTCATAGGTCCCTCCACATCATGTACGCTAAGATAATAATAGCCAAACCAAGACTTGCAAAACCAGAGCACACAATTGCTTTTATCAACTCATTGCTAAACATTCCCCTCCCTCCAGGCCTTGATCTTAGCGAGGGTTTTTCTAACTTCATTTTTCTTAACGACATTTAAACCACCAAAGCAACGACAACCCCCATTCGTTCTCATTCCGCCCTTTTCCTTAGCGAACATACAAGAATTGTCGCCGCAGTCCATCGCAAAGGCAGTATCAATCTCATCAATCAACTCGCAGGCCTTAATGCACTTCGTTTCCATTTCATCTAATTCAATACTATCCTTTGCTGCTTGCCACGCGGTCCCAGCATTGAAGGCATCGTATCGCCCATAATTTTCTCGATTATGAGTCTTTTCCCACTTGCGAAAAGCATCGACTTTGGCATCAATATACTCTTTCAGCGGATCTCTATCCCTCGGTTTATTCTTGCTCATCGGGAGCCTCCATAAACTCATTGTTAAAAGGAATGAAACAGCACCCCTGCATATCAGAATAAACCCAACCACCAGGCACTCTAACTATTGAAGTCCTGCTGTCTGGTAAGTGGGTTTCGCCTAATTTCATTTGGTAAATTAATCGCCATTGAAATTTCGCCATCTCACTTCTCCTGTTGGCTTTGTTGGGCCTTATACGCCTGATTATAGTCATATAAATCCGCTACGACATCACCCACTTGAACCGCCTCATTTGGTGTAAGCGTGGTATCTTCTAAAAAAGACTGGAGCCTTTTTATAGATTCATCCACAACAAAAGATAGTCCTTTTGTTGGCACCTCACTGGGGAACATAAACTTATCAAGTCTTGAAATGATGTCAGACGGAAAGGAATATCTTCCCACTAGGTACAAATAAAATTCTCTCTTACTGTCTAAATTAAACCCATCTCTGATTTCCACTTTAAAAGTCCTTTCTAATCACTACTCTAGGTTGTTGTTTTCACATAAATATAATGAGAAAACGATATTTCCGTTTCTTCCTTCTCACTTCCCATCACTCCCCCTTTTCCTTAAACTCTTTGATCTTGGCTAGGCATTCATTGAACCATACTGCATGAGCTGGCAAATAGTCTCCACCATGTTTTTCTGTCTGTTCCTTAAAAGATTGCATAGCTTTCTGGGTCTCATCAATAAGCTCCACGGCATCAGTGAAGGCCTGAAGTTCTATGACCCTTACATTTTCGTTAATTGCGGGAACAGGGCCATCGCAATGAATAGCAATCGCACCGCTCATCAACTTGCCACCCTTGATAATCCACTCCCTAAACTTTCCCATCACTCTCCTCCAGTTTCTAGGGCTTGTTTGGCTCTCCTTATGAGATCAACATCAACTGGGACATTTAATTCATTCATCTCCCAACCTACAACAATATACCTCAACACATCAGCTGGCGTTTCCTTTTTCTTTTTCTTCTGTCTCTTAGTCATCACTCCCCCTCGACCTGTAGGGTTTGTTCCACCAGGTATTCAATTTCTTTTAAGTTTAACCAAGTCTCTTTTTCGCCATCGTCTGTTTCAGTTTCGATGTAATCAACCTCTGTAACTTCCTCAAGCGCCTCACGCAGCCTTTGGTTCTCGGCGCGGAGGTTTTCTATTTCTTTTTGTAATAATATTTTTTCGCTAACATCTTTAGGCAAGTCCGGCACGAACGCCTCCCGTCTTTTCTTCTTAGTGTGTTTTCTTCATTAAATTCGTGACCACGCTTACAATGTGTCCACTTTTGTTTTGGAGTCCACGCCCTGCCTTTTTCAGCCATATCTCTCATGTTATCTTTATGAGTCCCAGCAAATAAATGAAATGGATTAACGCAGGCTGGGTTGTCGCAATGATGTAAGCACCATAGCTTTTTCAAAGGCTCTCTAAAATACTCATAAGATACTCGGTGCGCTTTTCTGTATTGGCCATTCATATAAAATTCCCCATAGCCAAACCAATGTCTTTTGCCAGTCCACTCCCAGCATGAGTCAGAATACTTTATGTTAGCAAAGAACCTCTCTTCTAAAGCCTTCTCAAACTCGTCACTCATAACTCTCCTCTAAGTAACTCCAAAAGCTTGTCCGCATATTTCTCATAGGCGGCGGACCGGGCGGACCAGGCGGACCGGGCGGCGGACAAGGCGGCGAACAAGGCGGACCGGACGGACTCCTTGCCTTTTTGATATTCAATGCAAAGCTCAATTGCTTTTTTAGTCTGTTCTATGCTGCTTGTTACTTCGGGCCATTTGTCTTTGTCGTATTCGCAAGCATCTAAATATTTTATATTTTCTTCCAAAATAAAAATCAGAAATTCTTTTTTTACTTGCTCAAAATCAAGACCCACCTTCATTGCGGGATAGAAGTCTACAGCGAATTGTTTTGCTTTTTCGTTCGATAGACCTTCAAAAATTTGATCAGCTAGAATTCCGAGCCATTCAGGCCCAATGCCCTCGGACTCAAACTTTTTATGGGAGTATTCATGGAGAGTGCATCCAATAAAACAACCCTTACCATTTTCCCAGCCTGTACCTTGAATAATCTCGTCAGCCTTAGCGTGGGCCTTCATTCTGTTGACATAAAACTCTTTTAACTTCGGATCGTTGTTAAATGCTCTCATCTTGGTTCTCCTCTAAAAAATTGGCGGGTTCGGGCGTCCCTCCCTCGTTTTAATGAACATGACTCCTGACCATGCTCTCCCGCCAAACCTAGCTTCCTTTTTAACCGTCACCGGAACCGTCACCGTAACCGTCACCGGAACCGTCGCCGTAACCGTAACCGTCACCGGAACCGTGACCGTAACCGGAACCGGAACCGTAACCGTAACCGTCGCCGGAACCGTAACCGGAACCGTCACCGGAACCGGAACCGTAACCGTAACCGTAACCGTCACCGGAACCGGAACCGTCACCGGAACCGGAACCGTCGCCGGAACCAGACCATCTTTTAATTATTTTTTCCATACTTTTGCCTCACGGAATAGCTTAACGGTTTCTTCCGACATAGGAATTATCTCGATGACTTGTTCTAAAACCATCTCATCAACTGGCATTGCAATTTTACAGCCATCGAAATTTTTAGATCCTTCCATTGCCAATTGAGAAAGCGAACAAGCCTCAGTCCAATAAAAAACTCTCTGGGCATTTTTTACAAGGCAGCTCTGTCCTTGTTTTTCCGCTAGCTCACCAAAGTGTACGCCAGCCGAATAAGTGCGAAACATGCAGGTTTTTCCTATCATGCCGCGAGCCGGATCTTTAGCTGGTTCTTGGCCTCCCAAAAGACTTTGCAATTGTTTTATTTGCCCTAGTGTTAGCTCATCTATATTCATTTCTTTTCTCCCTTTCGTTAAACATCAATTAATAGGTGTATTCAAAGCCACAATAAACGTGACAAAGCCAAATGCAAAGCCACTGCAAAAGCCAAGAGCCACACCGAGTATCATTAGAGTTTCACTGGTCTCTTTTCTTACCATCCTGATCCCCCTCAAAATGTTCTCTGATAAACCTGAATGCTGACTATAGATTTGCGAAGACGTTGCGGCGAACAACCTCACCATCATCATACAGAACAATGTACCCGTTAGTAGCGGGTATGATTGTCATCTCCTGAGTCACAGCCCAGCCTCTACGATTTTCCCTTTAGCCTCTTTTACGCCTGGCATATTAAACTTCTTTGGCTTTTCTGGTTTGTCTTCATGAATGGGTCGAGTCTTGAAGATCATCTGTTTATATCTCTGCCCCTTTTTCTGAACGATACGCTCATAGCCAACAGTTTTTTGAGGCTCTATCGTTACCGACACAGGGCGATTGAAAAGCTTAAGCTTGCGGTCAATTAGTCGGGGCACCGCCTTAAGCTTGTCATTTAAAGCCTTTTGATTTTCAGCAAACACTTGATCATTTGAACGAATCCTTGCCAAGTGATCCTGGCAATCATCTATCTGCCGATTAAGGCCATCAATAGCCGCCTCAAAGCGCTTATTGAAATCAAACTTCTGATCCTGAATAGAGCTTTCTAGCGCTTCGATGTCTTCAGCCACAGACTTTTGCTGGGCTTCAATCTCATCAATATGATTAAAGATTGATTCCACCGACTTAGAGATCTCGATAGTTTCACGGCTTGGAAGATCAGCCCTTTTCTTTACAAAATACATCAATACAAGTGACGCCACGATACAAAGCAAGATCGCCATTTCTAAAATCACATTTCCCTCCTCATTGGATTTCATTTTTTTTCTCCTCTTTTTCCTTTTTTAAAATTCTGTACTCATCAATAAGCCTTTGCACTTCGATACGAGTCTCCTCATACCCCTCCCTATGGATCACACCAATAAAACCTGCCTTCTTCTCTAATGTCTTTAATTCTGCCTCTGTTAGCCAAGCCACGATAGCTCCTCCGGGTCCACTAGGTTCTCATCTAAATTTAACTTCACAGTGTTGTACCTAAACCGATGCACCGTATATGTCGGAGCATATTGGTTTAAATAGATGTCGTAATCACAGCGAAACAAAAACTTTGAAGGTGTCGAGAACCCGCGAAATTTTGGAAACGAAAAGAGTGTCTGAGTTGAATCACCTTTTTGATTCCCAGGGGCCAAGATCACGCCTTTAGTGCACACCTTAGAAAGGTCCGATGATCCATGAAAATCATCAAGATTTGGCACCAATTTAAACTCATTGCCTTGAGACTTTCTTAAATGCGCTAAGATAACGACTGGCACACCCGTGAGGAGAGAAATGTCACGAATCTTCTTTATTGCTTCACTCAGCGCCTCGTTTTCGTTAACGCCATCAAAATAGTGGATGTGATCAATAATGATGAGGTCAGCGTCATTCTTGACACTCATGGTGAGCTTTATAAATTCATCAATCCCAAACTCTTGCTTTCGATAATAGATATAAAGATTCTCAAAGTTATTAAGCTCAGAAAGACACTCATCGTAATAAGTATTGAGCTCCTCATAACGCCCTAAACGCCAATGCTTAAAGTTATATTTCTTGCGAGGATTGAAAGCCCGGGCCTTGCTCACCAAGCGCTCATAAAGGATTCTCATTTGAATCTCCTCAGGCTCCGCTTCAAGCGCATACATATATATCTTTTTCCCAAGCATTGTATTATGAAGCGCCACTTTCGAGGCCAGAGCCGTTTTCCCCACCCCAGTCTTTGCCCCCAAAAGAACAATATCATTTGGCAAAATCCCCCCAAAAACATCATCAACCACCTGAATGCCTGTTGAGATCGCTTTCCTGCGAGCATGACTGAGGCGCTCCTGGATGTCTTTTGCCGACACCTTAGCCGACTTAAAGCCATCATAGGTCTTAAGCTCCACATCCTTAGACTCTCCCACTAAAAACCTCTCTTAAGATGCGGTACACTTGTCGATTGTCGTAATTGAAATATTTAAGCCACTGAAAAATGCTAGGCCCCCCAGGTACAGCCCCAATCATCTTATCTTTGTCTATAAAACAGCTTGTCGAGCGGCCATTGACCCAAATGTTCTTATGTCCATTAGCCACTGGCTTAAAATCATAAGTCTCCCCACCAACCCAAGCGCTTCCAGAGAGCCTTGATAAAGCCCATTCGTGATCAAGGTTGTCTAAAAACTCGGTGAGTTTGTCTAAATTTATATTAGCAATTTCGGCTTCCAGAGCGCTGATCGGAGGACCCATTTTCTTTTCCACCGGAAAAAAATACATCATCTCTTCATCGGTGTAGCGGGTCTGAATATTCATTCTCTCAGTAACCTTAAAAGGCGCGTGAGGGTCTTTCTTATGCCAAAACCCAGGTTCCCTTAGAAGAACCGTCACCATCTTGGCTTTCTCATCGCCTCCGAAAAATCGGTTCAAACCGTCAACAATGAGGCGGTGATAACAGAGTTCAGCATTAATAGCGTTGAAATAAACGTGGAATCCGTTCTTGCTTTCGACCACGCGAGAGGGCCAAATTGGGGAGCTATTAATTTTTATGATCTGCTCTCGCTTTGTTCCTTCGTCGATATCAACGTGCCAAGCCTTAATGGCCTTGAGACACTCTTTTTTTCTGCGGCCATTAAATTCATTCACCGCCCGAAAGATCCCAGTGTTTGAGCTCTCATTTAGCCTTCGGGCCTCATCAAGTGAAACCGGGCGCGGAGGGGTAAAATTGTCCCCTATGTTTTCAGCCATCGCATAGAGCATTCTACATATACCCCTGGTTTTCTTCGATCACCCGGTCAGCCTCGCGTCTTCGCTTAAGCTCCTCAGCATACTGCGCTTGAGCGTGGATGGTCTTTTGATCTTTCCTTGCTTTAATCAGCCAATTGGTTAAAAACTTCACACGATTGCGGTCAGGCTTTGGGTCGCTCATTTCAAAGATTCTTGCCTCACCAATGTGCTCTAAAACAAACTTAACCCCATAGTATCTGATCCACTCTTCCTGCACGCGAGGGGGGATATTTTGCAAATAGGTCTCGTACTGTTTGAGTGAATCATCAACGCTCATGCTCTGGGCCTTCTTACCGTCACTGGAGCGCCAAGGTCTTTTGTCATGGCCTCACTGAACTCTTTTAGGGTGATTGGAAGACCAATCTTTTTAAGCTTTGCAATCTCACCCCACTCTAAGATCCCTTGCTGGTAGCGGTAGTTAAATGTTTGAAGGCTTACCCCAAGGGCCTCGGCCATCTCGGTTTTAGTAAGATCACTGTCGGCAATTTTTTTTGAGATCAAAGCGTTGAGGTTACTGAGCTTCACTGTCGAAATCCTCCATGTCATAACCCGCATCGGGAAGCTGTAACTCTTTGATGTCTATGGTGTAACCAGGCCACTCTTCAAGCTTGGTGTACTTTTGGATTTTCTTAATATATTGAGAGCGGAGTGTGGCTCCGAACATGATATCTGTGGCCGACAAGCGGTAGGTGGCGCACGCGAAGGGGTGTGAATTTTCCTGCACTATAAAGTAAAATTCTTTTATTGTACCTGGGAAAAGCCTCTCGGCCCCAATCATATAGTGAGCCGCACTGATGTGATAACCATAGCGGATCACAGCCCACTTAAATGAGGACTCACGCGCTGACTGAGCGGTTTTATAATCAACAATGTAACCCTTTTTAAGGTTAATAATGTCAGGCCTGAAGCGGCACTTAACCTCATGCTCCTGATCCCAGTAGGCAAAACCTTGCTCTACCAGATTCTCCTTGCTCACCAAAGACTGAGCTAAAGAGTCTTGATGAAAAGCCTCATACATACCCTCAACCTTTTCATAGTCAGTCTGAGAGCAAGCAAAGCCGTTGTGATGATCAATAAAATCTTGCTTTTGATCAGCGACTGATCGGGGTGTTTCCACCCCCCGCTTTTTTTGATCAGCCATGGTTTCCCATTTGGTGGGGATTGCCACAAGCTCTGAGAACCGATCCTCTAAAAGAGCCCCATGCACAATGGTCCCCAGAGCTTGGCTTGTGGTTGGCTTCCCCTCGCCACAGATTACGTTTTTATAGTAATGCCATGGCGTTTTTCCCATTTCCTTAATGTTTGATGAGGAGAAAAGCTCGCCTCTTTGATGATATTTCTCGATGTCTTCTTCTGGGAGCTTTCCTTCCCAATCAAACAAATTATTCATTTATCCCCCCAAAAGACCCCTAGAAAGGGATCTCCTCGTTGCCTGAGCTTTCAGTTTTTTCTGCTGATCCCTTAGAGTCTAAGAACTGCACCGTTTGAGCCACGACTTCGGTCATGTACTTCTTGTTGCCTTGCTCGTCTTCCCATGACCTGGTTTGAAGCTTGCCTTCAACGTAGGCCTGAGAGCCTTTTTTGAGATACTTTGCACAGTTCTCAGCGGTCTTCCCCCAACAAGTGACCCGAGTCCACTCAGTCTTTTCTTGCTTATTGCCATCTTTGTCGGTCCATTTTTCTGAGGTCGCTAGACTCATATTGGCAACGGTTTGCCCACCATCAAGTGTTTTGCTCTCCGGGTCTGCGCCTAAACGGCCCACGATGATAACTTTATTTACTCCACTCATTTCACTTCTCCTTTTATTTTCATTGCGATCTCCGCAAGGTTTGGTTTCTCAAATTTCTCTAGGTTTCCAGAGCGGTCCTTAGCAAAAGCCTCGTCAGTGGCCTGAGTTAAGATGTAGCGCTTATCTCCCTTGATTCCGTAATAGAGGATCTCATCAAAGAAGGCGGGGAGGTTTTCTGGAATCTTTTGCCCTGGCATTAGGACCGAGGCCGGATGTCTTCTGATCACCTTTTGACTTTTCTCATCAATGTCTTCTTTGTGCTCAACAAGGGCTGTGAACCAAATGTTGTAATAGGGAAGATCCCTGAACCCCAAAATGAGGTTTGTCATTTTCTTTGTGTACTCACCATAGCGGGGCTTAGCCATTTTTTGGGAGCCAAACTTTTCGCTTTTTTCAAGCATACGGATGACAATCCCACCAAGCTCGGTGATACCATCGACATAAATAGTTTTAAATTTCTTGCTGGCCTCCTCGGTCTTAAGCCAATCAAAGACCTTAAGGAGTTTCTGATAGCGTCCAGCCTCATCAAGAGCCATGACTTTGCCATCCTGCTTGTCGATTGTGAGATCAATCATCGGGATGTCGAATTTATTAAGAGTTAGGTGCCCGGACTCCGCTGAAATAAGTAGTGTATTGGGGCCAGCTGTGGACGCGAGATAAGTTTTTCCCACGCCACTTGGGCCTAAGATTACGCCCTTAATACGGTCGGCACTAGCCCCCTTAGTTGACTCTATAAACATAGTTTTCGCCTTTAGGTAATTGGGTTTCAAGATGGGCCTTTAGATTTAAGTAGGCCTTAAACATTTTGTCTGGGTCTCGGAAGTCCTCAAGCTTGCAACGGATCAGCATTCCGTTTTCGCCCGGGAGTAAAATTATAACCTTGTGCTTTTCCATGCTGTCTCCCCTGAGACCAAGAGAAACACTTCTTTGCTAGATAAAAGTCAGGCAATCCAGATTGGGGTGGTGGAGGTCGCTGGTTCAAATCCAGTCGGGCCGACCAACTTACTCTGACTTTCATTTAGCTGGGAGGGTGTTTCTCTCAGCTTGTCCGGGTCCTTGGGGGTGCAACCCTAAGGGCCCAAATTTATGCAATATTTTCAATCTTAGACTTCAGCAGGCTGGCATCAGAATGAATATACCCTTCTGTGACCGTAACTGAGGAGTGACCAAGTAGGCCCTTTATTTCATTGACCGTTAAGCCCCCCTCATGAAGTCTGGATGCCAGACTATGCCTAAGCCCGTGAAGGCTAAGAATGTCCCCATGATTATTCTTGAGCCCTGATCTGATCAAGACCTTTCTCACTCGGCCTGTAAAATTTTTTGAATTTATTGGTTTTCCACTGGGCTCAGTGAAAAGATAATTATGGGAAATTGAGGGGTTATCTCTTCTCTTAAGTAGTTCAATAATGAATTTGTGTAGCTTGTCATAGATGGGAAAGTAATAAGTCTTAACGCTCTGCTTTGGCCCTTTACTTGAGCGAAAACTAATGCGGCGGTTTTTCATATCAATGTCACTCAGCCTTGCATCCGCAGCGCTTGAAAGCCTTGCGCCGGTCAGCCAAAGGAACTCAAAAAGATCTTGGTCTTCTTTTGAGTGCAAAGATTTTTTAATTTTCTCAAACTCATATGCCCCCCAAACAGCCTTGGGAGCGGGGTTTTCGGGCATCTTTTTGACATACCTTGCCGGTGACTTAAGGATCATCTCCCACTGAATGAGCTTATTAAAGAAGTTTTTAATCGTTGAAAAATAGCGGTTGACCGTCGCGGGGTTTAGGCCCTTTTCAAAAAGAAGAAAAGATTGAAAACCCTCGATGTGAGATTGATTAAGGCTTGTGATGGGTTCTGTTGGTGAGACCCCCTGTCTTTTTAAGTAAAGTAAAAAGCTTTTAAAGATAAACCTCTCCCATTTTTCGGTGCCAGGACTCTTTTTTCTTGAAACAAGACTGATGTACTTCTCTATGCAGTGATCAATGGGATAAAGCTTTGTAACATATGATCTTTTAAGGTTTTCAAAGAAAATCTGAGCCTCTTCTCTGGTATTGAAAACTTTTTGAAATTCATATCCAAACAGATCGAAATGAGCATCATAACCCCCCTCACTATTTTTAGTAATTCGCACACAAGCCTCCGTGGGCCACACTACACAAGTCCGGTTTATGAGTAATTACTCAATGTAAATATGAATTATTTACATGGTATGTTTGAAGCCTTTACTTTGTTAGGCCTAACGCTATTCGTTTAGACCTTCGGTAATGATTCCCGAGCCAATAGCCTGATTTACAGGAGTTGCTCTTGGGGTGATAAGCTCTCGTGACCGGCCAGCCGCTCTCATGGCCCGAATATACGCTTTCATCGCCGCAGGGGAGCCGAGCATTGTTCCCAGAGCCGCGCCACCAGCCCCACCAACAGTGGCCCCAGCATAACCTTGCCCAGTATTATAACCGGCAAGTGAGCCGAGCGAGCCCCCGGCAATAGCTAAAGGAATGGTGCGAGAAGTGGATGTTGTCCCAGCACTTGAGACCGGCGCTACATTTGGATTGCCAAGCCATCTGTAGGTTGAAAGGATTTTTGCCTCATCAGCAAGGTTTAAAATCTCATCATCAGAAAGTTTTGAAAGCTTTTCTTGCATGACCTTTCGGCCCTGGCGATCAAGCCTCGACATTTCATTGTAGGTTTTCTGAATAGAGTCAGCGCGAGTTCGACCCTCAAATCTTGGCAGGAGTTCAGCCTCTTCTTTTATTGCCGCACTATACCGATCTTTAGCCTTTGAAGAAAGACCTTCTGATGCCTCATCAAGCGCCTCGTTTATTTTAAAATAAGAATCACGAGCGGCCCCTTTTCTTGCAAGGTCAGCAGGAGTCAGATCAGATTTTTCAAAATCAGCCACCTGTTTTAACTGCTTTTGAATGTCCCAGGCTTTTTTAGGAGTTAGCTCATCAGGAACAAAAGAAGGTGATTTTTCAAGAACCATCCTATTTGGGTTGAGTCTTGTTTGAGCATCTTCAGCAAGTCCAAAATATTTATTGTAATCTCCAAGGACGGCGTTGATCGCCTTCTGATCAGCTTCAGTAACAGGAGCGTTTTTTTGAATCTCATCAACACGACTTGTAAAACTTCCTTTCGCCGGTGCAACATTGGCTTTACGACCAGCCCCTTCAATCGCCTCAACAAGCTCTTGACCGGCCTTTTCCTTATTGCCTTCGATATAGTTTTTAAGCTTATCAAAAACCTTGCCTGAAAAATCAGTGATCCCCTCTTTTTCAAGTCGCTTCACAGCCTCTCTAACACCATCATCGGCATAGTCTCTCAGGATTTGTCTTGGCACACCACTGACCTTCTCACCAATAAAGGGAAGGGGGTTGATGGCCCTTGTCGCTTTACCACCATACTCCATGGCTTTTTGCGCCACCCCTGGCACCTTGCCAGCACCACTGATTGCAGGAGCTACAGCACCAATGGCTCCACTTGCTAAGACATCCTCACCGCTGACATCTTGAGGCAGACCAAGCCACTGACCCAGCTTTTGCCTTATCCCCTCGTTGGCCGCTGTTGCGGCACCTCCTGCCAACATGGCCCCAGGGATTGCGCCCGTCATACCAGCCGGAAGACTCACGCCAGCGCCGAGTGCGGCCCCACCAAGAGCCGCAGCACCTTCTGTGGCTCCCGCATAAAGATCATAGCCAATGTCGCCAACGTCTTTTCCAAACTCTTTTAAGCCACCCTTTGAGTAATCAAGACCATGGTTGTCGGGGTCAATGGCCATCCATTTGCCACCTTTTGACTTAGCCCGAAGCTGACCATCACCACTCATTTCAATCTCAAGATCTGGATACTTTTGCTTTAGATAATTAAGTGAGGCCTCGGGGCTTTGAGAAAGATTTTTTACAAGCCAACGATCAGCAGTTGAAATATCAGGATGTTGTTCTTGCACTGTTGAGCCAAGATCACCTACATAACCTGAAAGCTTTTGCTTTGCTTTTTGCAAAAGGATTTTTCTTCTAGCCTTTCTCAATAACTCTTCTCTTCTACTGCCCATTTAAGAAAGCCTCCAGCTCCTCTTCAGTCATATTGTTAAGAGCATCTTCTGTCACCTGAGGCCCCATGCCCCCACCAATAACACCTGGCATTTGTGGGATTTCAAAACCACGGTCAAGTCCCGTTAGATTATAGCCCTGGGCTCTAAAGGCATCCATATCTGAGCCTTGTTTTTGCTTAAGCATTCTTTCAACAATAGCAAGCTTGTTTCTTGCCACCTCAGGCGTATCTGAGGCATTCGGGAACATTCGACGATACTTCGCCTCATCTTCTTTTCTTAAGACTCCGCCTTCCATATAGCGACCAAAAGACTGAGATGCAGCACGCACCTGTGACTCAAGGGTTTGGCTTTGCTCATCCCATGGGTTTAGAGATCTGCGCCGACCCTCGACAGGGCCCATGATATTTGCCGAGGCATCAAGTGCTACACGAACATCATCAAGCATCTGGGGAATCTGATTCCCCTCATTCAAGGTCCTGATCATGTTTTGGGTGAGCTCTTTGCCTTGAGGAGCGCTTTTTTGAGCCATCTGCTGCTTTCTTAAAGCAAGCATCTTGTCTCGATAGGACTGGTTGTCTCTTTGCGCCTGACCTTGGGCTGACACCTGATCCATATAAGCCTTGTTTCTAAAAAACTGCAAAGCCTGATTGGCGTACTCATCCTTTTGATCAATCAAAGCGTTTTCAAGATTTAAAGCCATCGCTTGCTTTTCCTCGAAAGGAGTGGGGCCTTGAAAACCAGGGGAGAGCCTTGAACCAGTCATTGAATCGAGATAGGCGGCAAGGGGAGCCGTATCAAGGCGGTCAGACCAGTGCATCTCATCCCTGACATTTTGGAGCTGTTTTGCGATCCCCTCAATAGAACCCCTTTTCTCTGCTAAAACCTCACGCATATAATCAGGATAACTTGGCATCTCAGACTCCTCACCTTGGGGAGTGAGCTGAGCAAGCATCGGGGCACGATTTGGGGCTTTGCTTGCAAGGTCCCTTACCTCAGGACGCCTTCTTGCCTGAGGCCTTTGTGGCACAGCGACAGGCTCACCCATTGAAACATAATCTTGAGGCTCTTGTAGGCCCCCTTGAGCCAAAGAGGCGTATAGGTTTTGCAAAAAAGGGTTATCCATTTTCTACCTCTTAATCAAAGAAAGTTCTTGTTCTTGGGTCCTGTCCACGCTTTAGCATATCAGTGTAAGGGTCCTTTGCCCCAAGACCTGTTTTTGTTGATGCCCCGGCAAAGCTTTGTGGACCACCCATCGCGCCACCGCCGCTGCCACCCGAACCACCATCCCCAGTGTTTCCACCGCCAATGAAAGCTCGTGATGCACCAAAGCCTGCTAAGCCCCCCTGCAAAGCTCCACTTAGAGCATCCGGCGCACCAAAGCGCTGTTGCATCCGATTCCCCGTAATATGAGCATACTTATTACTCTCAGCAGCGGCATTATTATATCGGTTTTGTGCCCGCTGCTGTTCATTTGCCTGGTGCATTCCTAAAAGCGCACTGCCGCCCGTTACCGCTACAGCTACCCATGCCATCACTGACCCCCTTTAATCTGATTTAGTTCTGTAAAGTCTTTTGCTATAATTCTTGATTCTATCTCTTCAAGGTCTTCGCTATTCTCCGCGTTTTCGTGGCTTGTCACCCAAACAACATCAGTGTGACTCACCACAACCCTCTTTGTAAAAGGCGGGGAAACAAATACTGAAGGAGCTTTATAAAGTTTTGCGCCCTCTTCGCTAATCACCGTAATTTCCCCCTGAGCAATAACAGAAAGCGTTTTACCTCGATGAATTTTTGAAACAATAACCTGACCGGCAGGAATAAATAACTCACGACCATAAACCCCAGTGCCAAAATGGTGATGTATTCTCCCCTCATTATATTCCTCCATACTCTGAGATTCATCAAGACTCTCAAGCGCTTTTTCCAGATCACATATCCTTGCTCTCCGATGCTTAATCACCTCATCGGTCAGCTCCACTAATGGGTTGAAATCAGCAAGTATCATGTTTAAATTTATCGAATCTCGCGCTTCACTCATAAATCCAGCTTCAGTAAAATCTGATTATTGTCATAAGACTTAATGGGGACAAAACCAAGAGCCAGGTAACAACGCAAAAGCTTTGCCTTTCTCTTGTTTTCATCGTCAGTTAATCCCAGCGAAACAATCCCTGTTATCATTTTGCAGTTATTCTTTTTTGCAAACTCAACAAACCTTGTGAAAAACTTTTTGCACTCAAGAGTTCCTCTGTGCTCAGGGCTAACGTAGAGATCAGAAAAGAAAAGCTCACTTGAAGATGGGTTGAGCTTATAACAGCAGAACCCATAATCATTAACAAAGGTGTCCTTGCCATACTCTTCTTTCATGTAGCCTGCGAACATCTCGTTAAACATAAACGCCCCGGTTCTTTAGCTTCAAACACTCCTCGTCAGAAAGCCTTTGATCATCAACCTCATCAAAGTCTGAGAAAACAACCCCATTAATAATAATTTCGTGATCTTCGGTTGAGAGGTTATAAAGACGCTCAAACTCAACGCCTAACAATTTGGCCTCATCAGTATCTTTCACCCGGACCCACTCCTCGCCATCAAAAACAGCGTGATCTCCTGTTACGATAACACCCTTATAGTCATACCACTCAGCGCCACTTGCGGTGCCCTCAATGGTCTTTGTAACCACCCCGCCGCTATCAACTCGGTCCCCAACAGAGACTCTTTCAATTGATTTTTTTGAACCATCGGCCATGTCAATGAGTGTTCCCTTGGGGAAACATCCACCGCCCGCACCCTTTTGTGCTTCGGCTTGCTTAATCCCAGCCCAGTCCTGACGCTCCTGAGTCCACTTATCAAGGTCGGCCTGCCTTCTGGCATCGCGCTCTTGAAGTGAGTTTGTAATATCGAACTCTCTTCCCTGAAGACCCATGCGATTACGATCCATCTCCATGCCAGTGAGAGACTGCAATTGACCAATGCGGTTTTGCTCATCTTGCGCCAAGATTCCGAGGCGATCTCTTCTGTAATCTCTTCTTGCCCCCTGTCTTGCCTCAAGGAGTGAGCGTATAGAGTTTGCCCCCATGCGCTCTCTTGCGCCACTTCCAATCCCACCTTGCGCTGCCATCTGATCCATTGAGTTTGCAAGCCCCATTTGATACTGGCTTGAGATATCTCCAAGCTGGTCTTGCCGATCGAGGTCTCGCCTCTGAAGCATAAGATCAGCAAAGGTCGATGGCCCATCTCTTAGGGCTTCATCTTGAAACTTTTGGAAACCAACATCATCGCTCATTGCATCTTGCACCGCCTGATTAAGCTGGTAGCGCTGATCAATCATATTGTCTTTGCCGAGCATAGAATCCCACTCTGGCCTGATTGGTGAGCCATCAGGGTTTTTACCCTCTTTTTTCAGTTGGACATTACGCTTTTTGGTATTTAATTGCTCAAGCTCTGCCGGTGTTTTGGCCGTATAAGTCTTGCCATCAATTTCGACTTCTTGGGGCTGAAAGCCTTTGCCCTGATTACCGCTAAATGCAGGATTCATCAACATCACATCACCTCAAATTCGTCATAAATGTCTTCATAATAACTAAGATCGGGTTGGATCTCATCGCGACTATCATCGGGAATCATATTATTTAAAGCCTCAATCATCAAAGCTCTTTGCCTTTGCATCGCTTGGCTTTCCGAATGATCCCACATAGGGCCAAGCTCTTTACCTCGAACCTGATCTTTTATATATTGCTTAATAAAAGCATCAGCAATCGGAATTTCAATCGTATCAGAGTCAGCGACAATCCTTGTTGCTGTTCTAATATAGTAGACCTTCATATTTGTTGAAGTCTCAGTTGGGGTGGGAAAAATCTCAATCTGCATCCCATTAACAGAATCATTTCTTAAGCGATAACGATAATAATCATCCGTCTGATCAGAGTATCTGACCTCATCTTTTCGCTTAAGATAGCGAACCTCATACTCTTTAGAACCATTGTTGTATTCTATGTGAGTAATCTTGTGGGCCATAATGTCAGACGGAAGATTGTACCTTTGAGTGCCGCTCACCAAAGAAAGGGTGGTGTCGGTCTCAAAATACTTATCATAAAGACTTACGATCTCTTTTTCAGCTTGCTCAATCCCATCATTGGCCCAAGCCAAAAGCTCTAGGTCTGACACAAAATCCTCGCCATGAAGGTTCATATCATCCTTTATCTCTTCCTTTAGGGTCGCCCAGGTTTTTGCCATTAGCTAATCCTCCCGGCTATAAGCCTTACCTTACAAGCTGCGCTTGCCGTAAAAGCTAAAAAAGTCTCATCAATTTCGTCATACTTAATGCTGATGGTGGCGTTATTTGTCACCCAGGAAACCCAAACGTCAGTTGGCGCAAAACTAAAGCGGTGCCTGATCTTTATTGTTGTTGAAGTGTTTGTCACATCAAACTCAAACACCTTAAGGTTCCCGGTTAAAAGTGGCGAGGCATTTAAAACCTCACTGATCTTTTCAAGAGCCTCTCTGGCCAACGGATCACCAATCTGCTCACTATCAAGAAAAACAACACTCATGGTGTGCTCCCTTGCTCAGTGCTTTGGGTCATGGTGATCGGTGTGTAGCTGACAACATAATTTGAAAGGTTCATGACCTCACCCTTCTTATAGCCCTTGATCTTAAAGTTTGAGCTTGTCATGTCAGTCAGAGTGTTTGCGGAGTCTGTGATTGTCAGGTCAGCACCACTAATGGCGGTGATCTTATAATCAAAGGCGTAGTTTTGAGCCTCGAAGCTAATGAAATAGTTCACAATGTCTGTGCCCCAGGTCGTGGTGGGGTGGCCATCTAAGGTCACTGTTGTTGAACTTGCCACCACCGAAGCCGCGCCAAGAGAGCCAGAGTTATCAATCTCAGAGTAGGCATTCTTGAAGCGAAGCTGTTTATACATACAGCGGATTTTTTGTCTTATGGCTGGGAAATAGCGCCAAGAAGAAATGATCGGAAGAAGATTCCAAAGAATTTCATCGTCTCCCCAAACAACCGAGGCATCCCCCCAAGAAAGGTTTGATTGATCAATGATTTCCTTTAAGTTCTCAAAGCTCCCTGTGTTGTCATTAGCACTTTGAACCTGAAGACTTAAAGTTGATACGTTCTGCGCATTGATGTTAATCTTTGGAACCCACTTTCTTACCTTGGAATTTCCAAAATCAAGAGCCACACTGTCGATCTGATAGAAGATTGTTTGCGTATCCCAATTATCTGGGGTCTTGTTGACGTTGACAAAGCAGTCATCAGAAAAACTCGAATCGTGATAAATGAGATAACCCTGAGGGTCGATTCTTAGCAAATTCGTATTGCCATCATTGTCATCAAAGCCAATACCGCTAACAGAAAAATTGTCAGGATCTTCTCCACCATCGAATATGGAAAAGGGCACGCCACCCTTTGGGGTATTATAATCAAGATCAGCAACAAAAATAGAATCATTGTGATTGTTGGAGGAATCACGCCTTGCGGACCACATGACTCGGTTATTGAAGCGGTCATAAGTTCCCTCTATATCACTTTTAGCAGCAAGATTAGAAAAAGTGTCATTGATGTCCGTTGAAATTCTTTTAGCCTGAAAACCATCTGTGAAATAAAAACCATCAGAGCCGGCAAAAAACACACCTTGTTTTGTGCTCACAATTGATCTGTGGTTAAGCGCACCAATAGAGTCGGTAACAAGTCTTTTTCTCGCAAACCCTTTTCCAAAGGAATCAAAAGACCCCTCAACCCGGTAAACCTTATCGTCCAAAAAAACAATCGGGTAAGTGTTGTAATAACCAATGCCCTTGATATCGCCCTCAAATTCAACCCTAAAGGAGCTTGGGCAGGAGTAGGGCTTAGCTGGCTTTGATAACTGCAAAATATTTGGAAGCTCGCTCACCCCAGCCTTAATATGGCCCAAAACAAGAGTGTCATTAACTACGGCTGAGTATTTAGCCTTTGGCGGTGGTTCATCAGCAAGCTCACCGCCGTCAGCATAAAGAGGCTGATTGTTCTCGATATCAGTATCAGTCTTTGAGTCTGTGTAGCTTGCCGTATTTGCCGCCACCTCATCAAGCTTATAAAAGGCTGTCGCTGAATTATTAAAAGTTCGATAAATGGCAATCTTAATATTGGTCATGTCGTAACCAACAAGACTTGATAGGGCGGGCAGCGTAATTGTCATGGTGTTGGCCCCAATGGCCCCCACGTTAGACTTTTCAATATAAAGAATATCCGAGCGCTCAAGGAACGTCTTATCAGGTGTTGAGAAATTGTATTTGTAATGAAGGGCGTAAATATAGGTGTTCCCGGTTCCACCTGAGACTGATGCAAGCTCACCTGTAGCCGATGGGCTTGTAATTTGATGAGACCCGCCACCAGCAGTGTGCGCAGTCGAATCGTTGTCATGCTGATTGTACTTTTTTTTCATGTCGGCAAGAGCTGCCGCTAGACCATATATTGTTTCAAAACTTCGCTCTTCCAGTCTGTCGGCGCTGTCAATAGCGCCTGGATGAATTGCTGTGTTATCAAGGTGAAGCTCATACTTGGTGAGAAGCTCCTGACCAAGAGTAAAAAGCGTATCAAGATCTGTGGCATTGGCTGACGTTATGGTGTTTGATCCAGCGCTTGAGTGCTCTCCGGTGTCAGCAATATGAGCGTTGAAGTCGGCCTTAAGCTCGTTTGCAAGAGTGATGAGATAGCCTAAAATAATATAGGGCATCCCCAAAGTTTCAATCTCAAAGTTATTTGAGGCGTTTTCCCAAAGTCTTAGTGGCCTGATAAGATCATTCGATGTAATGATTCGCGAACCGTTCCATGACGACTGATAAACCCTTGTTGATGTTGACCCACCAACAAAGGCATCAGAGGCCCCAGGTACACTTATCGCTGTTGCGCTTGAGGCCCCGAGCTTATAAAGCTTTTCCTCGGCCTGCACAAGAAAATTGGTTCCAAATCTAAAGATAGCCCTTGGCACCTCATTGGCCGTGATTCGATATTCAAACTTTGGCCTTGATCCATTTCTTGTCACAAGATCGCGGTTTTCATCGATCACCATATTTTTGATCATCTCATTTTGGCTAGGACTGGCACCAACAATAAAATCGGTCATCCCGCCTGAGAAATCATCAATGGGAAGGGCCTGAAGATTATCCATAAACGATTGTCAGATCCAATGAGTTATCATTAACGGTCACGGTCATTGTTGTGCTTGAGGCCTTGGTGACGGTGGGAAAGATCCGATCTCCTGTGGCATCGTCAATAAAAGTAAGAGTATGGTTTTCATAAGTAACGCCGGTGGGGAAGGTGACGGTCGCGGAAAAGGTGGACCCCCCGGAATCTGAGCCCCAATCAGCGCTAGCAATTGCACTTGTGGTCGATGAAATGTTTTTAGACTTTACTTTTTCGCCATCAGTGCCATCGTGCTCATGGTCATTAATTTGATCAATGTTATCTTCAAGGTTTTTAAACCAGACCGAGCCCCGATCTCCGGTTTGAGGCTTTTTATATCCTTTTGAGAGTGTGGTGCTCACTGGCTACCCCCTTGGCACTGATTGAGAACTTTCCATAGTTTTTGAGTGTCTTCAGAGTTAATGCAGGCCATGTTCTCACCCCTTTCATTTTGCAGGATGCGAAAGGTTGGAGTGAAATCATCCCGCTTTTGGGGAGCGACACAGCTACAAAGAATTAAAAGCAGCATTAAGCTTTTTTTCATCGCCTTCCTCCAGGGCTTGATTGATTTCCTTTATCTTTTCTTTGACCTGCTTAGAGTCGGGCTTGCTCCCCTGAGCCGCTTCCTGCTGTCGGATGACCAATTTAACAAAGTTAATGATCTCAGGAAGGGCCCTGAGAAGTGCTGCCCAGTTCATTAGAATTTACTCCCAACTTTAAGCGCCAAGTAAGCAATGGCATCTGAGCGATGCTTTGACTTCATCTCATCATCAACTTGATCAATGCCTTTTACAGCGCGAGATAGCTCGTCAAAGATTTCAGCCAAGTCTGTGATTTGCACACCGTCTTGCACTTGAACATAGATTTTCTCAAGAAGATCAATCACTTCTTTTGTTTCCTTTGGCACCTGTAGTTCGTGTTTAATTAGTTCCATTTGGTTGCCCTCCTTGGGTTTTATATATATGCAAAATATCCATTAGCCAAAGTCACTTGTTTCGATTAGGTCGTTGCGTTCTTCTAGTTGAGCCCAGGTTTCATTTCCCGTGCCGTTGCCTTCAACGGCTCCTCCATCTAAATCTGCTGCATCTACCTCAACCGTTGTGGCTGTGGCTTTGAACGTAACCGACATTTGACCTGTCCACCTGTCGCCGTTTCCACCACTAGTGACCTTATTCCAAAGGCGGGCAATTGTAGAACCGTCGTGGTTTAAGTCAAAGGACCCGTAGCTTTCTCCACCCAAGTAAGTAATTTGAACATTTATTGTGTACCACTTGCCAATTACTAGGTTTGAAAAACTAATATCACTGATTACGGCTTCGGAAGTGGTGTTTGCACTTAGAAATTTTTTCTGCACCCGATTGCGTTCCTTAACCGCCCCAAGCACCGTGTAGTCCTCGAAAAACCGCACACTCGCAAAAGTATCGCTCTCCCCCCCAGTAGTGTTTAATGCCCCACCACTTGTCTGAAACGCGGCAAACTCAATTGTATCGCCCCTGGAAACTTTTATTTCTTTTGACGTTTGGATTCGATTCGTTGAAGAATGCGCTTCGTGTAATGGTCCAGCGTTTACAATGGTCCCGTTTTTCTTAATCGCTAATCCACGAAAACCTGCTGAATTATTAGCGTACCTTACAGAGCCTGTGGCGAGAATTCTCCCCGCCCTGAGCATAGTAAATTCGCCTGTTGACGAGTTATACATTGAAAAATCGTCCTCAACTACGGTGTCAAAAGTGATGTCGGTGACTGTGCTGTTGGGAATTGATTGCGCCGCTGAGTCGTAAACACTTGCGCCAACAGTCTGCAAGCTCAACTCATTCTCAGTCAGTGTTGGGCCTGCTGTGTCGGGGACAGTGTAGGTGATGCCAAACTGCAATGCTGAGGTTTGAGCAGATGTAGAACCCGCCCAATCTCTAAATTCAAAGCGTAATTTTCCATCAGTTTGAACAAAAACTTCAGTTACAAGACCTGAGGATAGTGAATAAAGATTGTTTTTAAACGTTGCTGGTAAAGCCCAGTCAGGAATAAGCCCCGCTGCACTTTCTGGAATAGTTGCACTTGCAAAGGTTGCAGTTGCAGTTTCACTTATGGTTACAACATTCCCAACCCGCTCAACCTGAATCTCACCACCTGTAAAATCACCACTACCAGTCAGATCAATAGTCTGAGACTTACGATAAACAGTCTGTACCTGTGCCGCAGGGCCTAGCTTGAAATCATCGAAATAGACAGTGTAGGCAGTCGCATCGGTATCATTTATCTTGATGCGAACCTCAATGCTTGCGGTCGTGCTTTCAGTATATACAGGAAGAGTCACCTTACCTTGGGTCTTTAAAATCTCTCGCTCAGACGCTGGACCCGCATACAAGACCGCACTATTGGTGTTGTCGTAAAACTCAAACTCAAGATTATTAGCGTAGTTCGCGTCATCAGCATCAAAATTACAACTAAAAAACAAAATCTTTCCGCGATCACTGCGGTCAATGGTCTCGGTTGTTACCTTTGCAAAATGACCATCACCGTCTGCCGCACTCTTGGCAAAGCTTAGATCACCCGACCCACTAAGCGGTGTCGTAGTATTTCTTGAAAGAGTGATAACACCCGATGCGCTCGCCGCACCATCATCAGTCGACCAGCCGCTTGTGTCGGTCTCAAAATCACCATTATCAATGTAGTTTTTGGAGCCACCACCGCCGCCAGACCCAACTTCTTGCTCAATACCAGCATCATCAAGAGTGTAGAGCTTACCATCATTTTTAGCGTAAAGCTTTTTATCACCACTTGCCGGGGTGCTTGGGGTGCTTCCTTGCTCCTCTAAAGTCAGAGCGTCCGTTATTGTCTTGTTAGATAGGTCTTGGGTGTCAGTCGTGCCCACCACTGAGCCCGAAACGCCGTGAGCGCTACTAGCAGCAACGTGAGTATCTAAATCCCCATCGACCTCATCAATTGCCGCCTGCACATCAGTGGCCGTTAAGCCACTCGTCGAATTAGAATAGCTGATCTCATCAGCCTCATCTTTCCCCGCCACCTGCGCGTCCACATAAGCCTTGACTGACTGCTGGGTGGGGACCGCAGTATCGGAGTTTGAGGCCATGTTGTCCTCATCCAAAACCCCTGTCCCACTTAAAGCCCCGTTGAGAACCGGAGCCGTGAGCGTTTTATTCGTTAATGTTTGGGAATCGTCCTTTGTTACAAGGCTCTTAGTCCCAGACCCATCGCCGACCTTAACCTCATCATCTCCAGTATGATAAACAATCTCCCCACGCTTAGTGGGGTCTGAATTGCGAGCTTCCAATTGCGCGTCAATGAGCTGAGACTTAACCTTCATAACTTAAATATCCCTTTGTGGAATAGCGTAGACATAAAAGCGAACCTTACCGGCTGTCAGTGGCGCGACCTCAACATCAATGTTCAACTGATCGCCCTTGGAAACCGCAATTCCCGCAGCAGAGCCACTCAGAGTGTGGTTCACAACGCCAGTAAATGATGCAATCGCAGTGGCGGCAACAAGAGCCGTTGAGCCAGCGCGAACAGCAACAGTGGCTGATCCACCGCTTGTCACATTGGTGAGCTCATGGCTCATGACTTTCGTCACAATGGCATCTTCCTCAAAAGCATAACCAAGGTTAATGGCCGTTACCCCTTGAGTATCAACAGCAAAAGTAAACCCAGTGTCTCCATCGGAAGCGTCTGTCACCGCCTCGGGGTCAACACAAGTCACCGTGATCACGTTACCGCTTGCACTTGCGGTGAACTTAGAGTCTGCATTGATGACAGCCGCCACCTTGGTCGCAACGCTATTTGCTGAATCGTCGGTCGCAATTGTTGTGACCTCTAAAGCTCGATCTGCAGCATTTGCGCCCGCTGGGATCGTCGTGCCCGAGTTATCGGTATCAATCCACACACCAACAGAGCCCGCCTCATCGTGGATAAGAAAATACTTTCCATCCAGCGAATCAGAATCATCGGCTACAGTTGTGATAAGTGTTTTTTCTTGGGTTCCCCCGCCCTGATCGGCATGGTCAAACGTCACAGGGATTACAAGTTCTTTTCTTGCCAGAGCCGTTGCCACCCGATCCTTTTCAAACACCGTATTCGTATTTTTAAGTCTTGTTAGTTGTTTGTTGCTTAACATTTCAAAAGTCTCCTTTAAGCAGAAAACCCCCTGGGACAGTCACAGGCCTTTTTCAGTTAGGCACCCAGCCTCATCCCAAGGGGTTTTTAAATTTATTAACTAGCTGGCAATGAATTAGGAATAGAGTGAACTACACCCTGATGACTTGGAGCTTGCACAACGAGCGCTCCCTCAAAGCAAGTATCAACAATGTTGACCTTTCCTGTGGTGTCACGAGTTACATAAAACTCATTTCCGTTAGCATCAACGTCACGCTTAAAGAAGCTGTTTCCGCAAAGACTCATTCCCTTTTTATCAAGGATGAAACAAAGGGTGGGGTCGATGTCGCGAATGGCAACAAATTTCGCCATACCATCTGGACCATAGATTTCAACTTCGCGCATACCGTAACCAACCTTAGTTTGCTTGGCTTCATAACGCTTGTTGTTCTCAAGCCCCGAAGAAATGTACTGCATGAACTTAAGCGGCATAACCATGGTTTTATCCAAAGACCCCTTACCTTGATCGAGGACTTCGTAGTAAGCGCCGTAAAGATCATCAAGAAGTGTCGCTTGAGTAAAGCTAGAACCATCAATGTTCTTGGCCTGAAGGGCCGGATAAGTAGCCTTGGCATAACCAAAGTAGTTCGTTGACCCGCCGTTTGCTGCAGACAAAAGAATGTCTTTAAGAGCAACAGGAATATCAGCTTGACCGGGATTATAAACCTTAGCGTTTTGAGCCACTGTGTAGCCAGACAAGTCAACATCAGAGCCCCCGGTTCTTGCGTCTTGAATGTGAAGCTGCTTAGTGTTGATGTCAATAGCCACGATGTAACCAGTCGCTGAGCTTGAGTTATCATCGTCAACAACCACTTTCTGACCAATGTTAAAGCGGTGAGGGTAGTTAACAGTGATGATTCCACCAGAGGTTCCATCAACAGTGGCGGAGTCAATAGATCCGTCTCCAAAATAAGAGATCGAAACCATTTGGCTCATCAGTTGAGTGAAGCGAGTCAGGCGCTGAGGCAAAATCTGCAAATAAGAGCGCTTCATGTCTCCGTTGTGGCGACGCAAATCTTTATTGTGGATCTTCATGGTTCCCCAAAGCTCTTTTAAATCAGAGTTTGAAAGGGTTCCCATGAGGAAATTATCCTCACCCAAATCGTTTGCGGCACTTAAGGCGCCCCAAGAAAAGTTAGCAGCTTGCGCGGCCTCAAAGGGGATCTCCATGGTACCCCCGTACCAATCAGTCTTCTTTGGAACCCACTCTATAAACCAGTTATGTCGTTTCAGCATCTCCATGTGGAGAGCAAAGGGCGTATATCTTTTTAAAATCGCATTAAAGCTTTCAGTTGTTGCGGCCATTTTTTAAGTCCTTCCTTACATAGCAACAGCCCTGACTTTAAATATGAGTAAAAACTCATATGCCAGAGCAAAAAAAAGTTAAAATTGGATTGAGATGCCAAGCTCTTCACGCGCTAACTTTTCTAAGTCCTCAGGCGATGAGATGACTCTCTGGCCGGGGCTTCCTCCCTCGCTGTCAACAGCGGGAATAATCTCCGGCTCACTTCTTCTCTTGTTTCCTTGAGCGGGTTGGCTCTGGGAATTGTTGCCAGGTGCGGGTTGGCCCTGGTTGTTTTGATTTTGTGCGCTTTGAGCATGAGCGGGTTGGCTCACCAAGCTGCCTAAATTGTATCGGCTGATTATATCTTTTGCAATAGCCTTTGGGCTCAAAATTCTTCCGGTCTGTTGACTGATCTGGGCCCCTCGGGTAGCCACCTCTTGGAAAAAGGCCCCATTCCCGTGCTTTTCCTCAAAAGCCTTGATCACTGGACCAAATTCTTGATCCTGGGTCATTTGATCAAACTCACTGTGAATCTGATTCTCTAAAGTCTGCTGATAGGTCTGCTCCATCCCTTGCATCTGCATTTGCATCTCACGCATTCTGCGGTCCTGCTCAGCCTGCATCCGCTGGGCCTGGGCTTGCTCTGGACTTCGATTGGCGATCTCATAGGCCATCTGCACAAGGTCGCGCTCCTGAAAACCAAAGCCCCGCATCACTTCCTGAAGGCTTGGTTTTGGAAGGCCCGCCACATGGGTCCAGGCTTTTTCAAAATCCCCCAATTGAGCGCTTTTCATAAACTCATTAAAGGTCTGATCGTATTGTTGGAGCTGCTGCTCAGCCTTTTCGCGCTTTTCTTGCACAAAATCAAAGCCCTCAGCCTTGTGAAAAAGATCACGATAAAAGTCCTCTTGCTCTTTAGTCTTTATGACGCCCGCAAGCTCTTCGGGCATCTGCTTTTCTTCCCTAAGATGCTTATATGTGAGGTTTGGAATGTAAGCTTCGCCTCCTGGCTCGGTGGACTTTTCTTTTGGCTGACCACCCCCTTCCTCTTCATCTTTCGGCTGAGCCTGCGATTTTTCCGCTCCCTCTTCTCCCGCACCTTCTCCGGCATCAGCCCCTTTTTCTCCCTTGGCTTTGACATCTGAATCACCCTCACCATCCTTGGTTAGATCTTCTTTCTCGGCTTCCTTAATATGATGATCCAATAATTGATCAGCCGTCATGTCCTCAACACTTGAAGGGACCTCTTCCACATGAGCATTGGTGTCAGCCATATTATTCGGATCAACTGTTTCTACACTTTGCATTTCCATTTATTCTCCTCCTTGTTGGTTTTTTAAAAATTACATGCTTTGTTCAGGCGGGAGCATTGGGGGCATCTCGCCAGCAAGCTCCTCATCAACGCCACGAAGAATCTGCGTCCTCATGCCAAGATCAGCAATCTCCTGCAATCTCTCCTGAGCAATCCCTTGTTTTTCAAGATTTTCTCTTAGCCACATGAGCGCATCGTTTGGCACCTCAAGGCGAGAAGTCTTATCAGGCTTACTCGGATCATCAGCGACATAAACATCAGCCCTGACAAGTGGCCCAGTGGTGGGAATGAGGCCCGCTTGCGCTTTCCGAAGCTCTTCCATCTGTTGCTTTAAAAACATCTGATGCTCTTGCTCTTTTTTCTTAAACATTTCCTGAATCTGGGGATCTAGACGCCCGAAGTCCTTTTGGCTCATCCGATTACTTAAAAATTGCAACACAAGCTCGTGATTATCGTACTCCCGAGGGGGCACATACTCGCCACGCTCAAGCGCCAAGATATCACTTTCAATATTGTCGTGCTGAATGGTAACGTGCTTAAAGGCGTGCTGACGATTGAGGATCGGGAACTGGCGGAGAAGAGAAATCCTTGTTTGCTCGTCTAAATCCTTTCCTGAGTATTGAAGGATCGTTTCAAGCTCCATGGTTTTTCCCATCATGGTTTCAAGATCGCCACTGACTTCCTCAAGCTTTACCTGATAATCAAGGCGATCAATTTGCTCGAACTCCTCAAAATTCACGGCCTCTTGGGGGCCCACGACACGCTCAAATCTTTCTGGAGTCATATATTTTTGCTCTAAGAAGAGATAAATCTGGGCGACATCCTTAAAAAAGCGCTCAATCTTCGCAGCGGGCTTTGAAAACTTAATCTTTTGCTTTTGCATCTTAAAAAGCTCAGCCTTGGGATCAAACCCTTGGGCTGTGGGGTTTTTATTGTCATCCACACTTAAAAGACGGTAAATCTCAGCAATGTTATGCTCTAAATAGCCAACAAATTGCTCGCCACTCTTGCCCTGAAGATATTGGGCTGTTCCTGTGGAATAAAAAACTCTAATTCCTGGGTGATCAACGCCCTTTTCAAACTTTGAGCCCTTCTGTAAGATCACCTTATCGTCACCAACTGTTAAGTGATGCTCTGTGATCTTAGACGCACACCGATTGACCTCTAATTGTGCCGGGCGCACTCGCTTAATCGGCGAGAACCCACGAGCTGAAGAAGAAAAACGATCAAACCCCTGCCACTTAATCGGAAACGCAATGTCTCCATACTCACCAAAAGGAATGGGGCCCTCAAAGAGTTTTCCATACTCAGTCCAAATGCAGAAATAACCCTTTGGATACTTTGGAGATTGTCGCCAATACTTTTCCTTTAAAAGTGTTTGGCCTTCGGTCTCCTCAAAAGACCCATTGCCAGCATTAAACACCCGGAATGTTGAGCCCCCACCTGTACCAAGCTTTTCAATAGCCTCTTCTTTTTGAGAATCACTCATGCTTGTTGAGCGCCGGATCAAAGCCTTTAAGGTGTCGTTTGAAATCATCTTGCGATAAATCAGCCAAGGGGACTTGTTTACATCCTTTGCCGATTTGTCGCGCAAAAGATCATAGGCCTCAAAACGCTCAAGCACCACCTGACCGTAAAACTCAGGGCGCTCCTCATCGGGGCACATCTCATACTCGATAAACTCGCCCTGCACCTCACGTCTGACGGGCACACCATCAACTAAAATCTCCTCAAAGGCTTTCTCGAAATATCCTTTTTGAGTCGTGGTCTCACCATCAGGAGTCTTATAAAGAGGCTCGCCGAGATCATTGACCTTTTGCTTAAAGCCTCGCAAGCCCCCCTTAAGAGGATTGAAATAAACCTTGGCGCACACCTCTCCGATCTCAAAGAAGTTATCAATGCACTCCTCTCTGAACTCTTCCCACCTGTTGCACTCTTTAGAATAGTTCCAAACCTTCCTAGCGATCTCAGCACTCTTTTGATGCCTCAACTCTCCATCAACCGCAGGATAGGGCATCACCCCTGGCACCATCGAAGCCACAATGTCCTTAGCATCATTGATCGCCTTTTGGGTGTGGTTTTTTACAAGACGGATGCGCTTTGACTTGCTAATGCCAACATCCCTTAAGCCTCGCTCTAAGCGCCTGCCAACAGTCTTCCTGTAGTGCTGACCACTCATTAACAAAATGTTTGAGCGCATCTCGCCAAACACATCCATGTCGCAGGTCTCGGCCTCATGATATGAGGACTCCAAGGCTCCCAACTCTAAATCTTTATTTGTTTCATCAGTGCTCATATATCAACTCACTTTCCTCGTCCCCACCAACGGCAACGGAGTCTTCATCATTTTCTGGATCAAGCATTCGTCTTTGCCAAGCAGCCGGGTCTGTTAAATGAAGCATCTCATCCTCAAAGTCCTTATCTTCCTCGCCGCGCAAAGAAGATTCCTCGTTGCTTGTAATAATCTTCACCCGCTCATCAAGAGGGTGGACCGGGATTTGAGTGACACTCTCCTCATCGTCCTTTGCATCAAAGTCTACCTCAAGTTCACCGAGCTTTAGCTTTCTCACGCCTGCCTCTGAGCACTTCTCAATCAATTTGCCAAGCTTAGTTAAATCCATTTCCATTAATATCCCCCTAGAAGTTCCATAAACTCATCAATGTCCTCGTCAACACTCCACTCGTTTTCATGCTTGGTGGGGTCATAAGGATTCTCATGTCTTGAATTAACTTTTGGCTTTTTCTCAACAACTTGCATCGGCACAGGCTCATTAGTAATATGAGAAAAATCCCAAGGAATGGTCGCAACCGCATACCTAAGCGAATCACAGTTTGCGACCAAAACGCCCTGAGCAAAATATTCATGCTCGCCTTCAACTGTTATATTATAAACCCAATCCCTTTTAACAAATTTACCTCGGCACCCTTCTTGAGCATCTTCGCGAACAACTCTTTGCTTTTGAGTATTTGTTTGTTGTGAACTTCGAGCCGCACACAACGCAAGCTCTCTCCACGTTGTCTGCACCTGAAGCCCTTCTATATTTAGATTTACAGGCATTGCTGCAAAACTTGCCGCGTGAAAAGTATCCAAGATATTCAGCGCCACACTGTTTACACTCCATTTCAATTGGCTCTTTATTTTCCCAGGAAAGATAACCAATCTTTTTATGAAACTCGTGCCCCTCTTTAGATCTGTGCCAAGCTTTAGTAAGCGGCCTAATTCTTTCCAAATGCTCCGACTGCTTTTTTCTATTCTTTGGGCAAGATAGGTATTCTCTTGCGTGATGAGAACAGTGTTCTGATTCATGAATGCACTCAAGGTTTTCAATTGAGTTATTGGTGACATCACCATCTTTGTGGTGGATGTGATGCTTTTCCGGGATTTTGCCAAAATAATGCTTCCAAACCTCTTGATGCAGGGCCTGAACGCCATTTCCAATATGCGTCCCGCTCGGCTTATAATATCTGCGGTGAGCCTCTCTAGGGGAATCTGGATATCTTCTGAAAACAATATTGTTGAAAACAACTTCGTCTCTTCTTGCCATTGACTAAACTCCAAAAAATCTTGGTTATTTAAACAGTTTTTAATAGGGCAAAAAGCATCCTTGCTTTTCAAATAAAACTTATGATTATCAGTACACTGAATTGATTTGTTTCCCGGAAGGGAGAACTCATAAATGTCGGCAACGTGACGAGATAGGGAGACGACCCGCTTGAGCCCCTTTCTTGTATAAACATAATCACCAACGGCAATGTCCTCTATTTTCTTTTCACCACAATCGGCTTGAATCATGGTCCCTGCGGCAAAACAACCATCGTCTATAGCAGTCGTTTTCTTTTCATTTTGCTTTAAGTTCTCTAATTCAAAAACCAAGTCTTCAGCATCCCCAATATCCTCGATATCAAGCATCTGATTTCTAAAAAGTGTGTTGAGTAAATCAAAGCCAAAATCCCGCGCTTTATCAGCTTGATTAAAAGGAATACCTGCGGCCTGCGCTCGCAAGAAAAACTCTTTAGAGTGCCAATCATAGCGATTATCGGTCATGTTAAGCCCCTTGGTGAGCTCAACATATTTATTTAAAATATCAGTCGTCGTGGTGGTCTCATACTTGTTGCCACGCCAAAACTTATAAAGCTTTCCCTTTCTAAATTTCTGATCAACAGCCACGATACTGATCGCTGCCGGATGACCCTCTCTGCCGCCTGTGCCAACATCGACCCCCCCAAAGAACTGCCAGGTCATATCCGTTGGAGTCTTTTTCGTAAAGTTTATTGAGCGCTGAAAGCTTGGGAACGCAAGACCCTCGTCACTGACAAATCGGCCATGGATTCGGCGATTAACCTCGCGCTCACTTGAACAATTGGCTTTTCTTCTTGCCACCTCTTCATCGGTAAAAGGTGAGGGCGTGCCATCAGCGTACTCTTTGCAATCATACTCCAAGGAAACTTGTCTTTTAAAGGCCTCAGGAAACCTTTCATTTCGTTTCCCCCGAAGCTCAATGACCTCAAACCACTCCCTTTGACCAAGAGTGGCTGTAAAAACCATTGAGAACATTCCTTCAGCCATATTAAGGCGCTGCTGGAGCTCATCGAACTTATCAAAAGGAATTTCTTCATCAACGAAAACAGCATCAATGGTTGAACTTTGAAAATCCTGTCGCCAGGACTTAAAATAAATTGTCACCCCTGTATTGAACTGCACACCAACAAAGTTGGCCCGGTGGTAGAGTTTCTTCCACCCATAATGATGATGGTTTTTCATGATCCCACGAGGCATGAACTCGCGCTCCCACTTTTGCGCAAACTC